AGCATTGAAAAAAGAAAATATTGAATTGAAAGCACAATTAGAAGCAAAGAAAGAAGTAGTAGAATTGGCAGTAGAACAAGAAGTTGAGCCTATACGTTTCAATCCTGAGAATTCTAAGCCAGTTGAAACTTTTAGATATTCAAAAAGTGCTTCTCAAACGACTTTAGATCGTGTATTGAATAAATTAAATAATTAACTAATAAATAAATTTTAAAAAAATGCCAACAACAACGTCAATCACTACAACTTATGCTGGAGAATTTGCAGGTAAGTATGTATCTGCTGCTTTGCTTTCTGCAAACAGTTTAGAAAATGGTGGAATCACTATTCTTCCTAACGTAAAGTTCAAACAAGTAATGCAAAAAATCGGATTAGATGGAATCCTAAAAGATGCTACTTGTGATTTTACTTCAACATCTACAGTTACTTTAACTGAAAGAATCTTAACATTAGAAGATTTTCAAGTTAACCTGCAATTGTGTGCGAAAGACTACCATAATACATGGTTAGGAATGGAGCAAGGTTATTCTGCTCACGATGTATTACCTAAATCGTTTGCTGATTACCTTATTGCATTGGTTGCTTCTAAAGTTGCTGCTACTGTAGAAACTAACATTTGGTCAGGTGCTACTGCTACTTCAGGTGCTTTCGATGGTTTCGAAGTTCTTTTAGCTGCTGATGCTGCTTTACCTGCTGCTAATGAAGTTGCTGGTGCTGCTGTATCTGCTTCAACTATTATTGTTGAATTGGGTAAAATTGTAGATGCTATTCCTGCTGCTGTTTACGGACAAGAAGGATTAAGAATTTATGCTTCTCGTGCAATCGTTAAGGCTTACATTAGAGCTTTGGGTGGATTCGGAACAAGTGGATTAGGTGGTAACGGTGTTAACGCACAAGGTACACAATGGTACACAGATGGAAGTTTATCATTTGATGGTATTCCATTGTTTATGTGTTCAGGTATGACTTCAACAGTTGCTATCTGTACTTATCCTGAAAACTTATTTTTTGGAACTGGTTTACTAGCTGACACAAATGAAGTAAAAGTTATTGATATGTCTGAATTAGATGGCTCTCAAAACGTTCGTGTTGTTATGCGTATGGCTATGGGTATTCAATATGCTAACGTTTCAGATATCGTAACTTACGGAATCACTAACGCAGCTAACTAATAATTAATTATTAACTAAGAAGGGGTGGTGCAATATACACCATCCCTTTTTTAATACATAAAAAAAAATGCCTTGTGAAATAACCTTGGGCCGTATAGAGCCTTGTAAAGATTCAATTGGTGGTTTAGATGCAGTTTACTTCGTTAACGATGGAGATGCTACTGGATACACTTTTGATGCTGTAAATACTGATGCAATTGAAACCGTAACGGGTACACCAACTGCGTTTAAATATGACTTGAAAGGAAGTACAAATACGTTTACTCAAACTATCAATAGTTCAAGAGAAAACGGAACTACTTTCTTTGACCAAAAATTGTCTATTACTTTAAAGAAACTTTCTGTATCTGACCATAAGCAATTGAAGCTTTTGATTTACGGAAGACCAAACGTTATTGTAAGAGATAACAACGGTAATTTCTTCTTAGCAGGAAAAGACTTTGGAATGGATGTAACTGGTGGAACTATTGTAACTGGTGGTGCAATGGGTGACCTTTCGGGTTATACTTTGGAATTGACTGGAATGGAGAAAGTGGCTGCTAACTTTTTTGAAGCGACTACTGAAGCATTACTTACAACTGCGGGGTATACAATTACTGCTGGAGTTTAATATTAACTTCTCTAGAAATAGAAACCTTCATCTAATCGGTGGAGGTTTTTTTGTTTTTAAAACAAAATTACGTTACAATTGTTATTATAGTATATGATTATCTTAAAAGAATTAGCAACTAGTCAAACGTTTAAAGTTATACCAAGAACATTGGCAGCAACATCTATGACTTTTACGCATGAAGAAACTGGAATAGTTACAACGTATGCAATTACACCAACTATTGATAGATACTATTTATCTATTTCAAATATTCTTGTTTTAAAAGATAATCATTTTTATACGCTAAATATATTGAATGGAGCGACTGTAGTTTATACAGATAAGGTATTCGTTACAAATCAAACAATAGCAACTTATTCAATTAACAACGGAGAATATGTACAATCTTCTTCAAATAATGACTATGTAGTTTATGAGTGATACATCAAATAGTTTTATACTAGAATTATCTAGTTATACACAGCCTTCAATTATAGAAGATTCACGCAATGCATGGGTTGAATACGGTGAAGATAATGATTATTATTCTTGGTTAATTGAACGTTATAGAAATTCACCAACAAATAATGCTGTAATCAACAATATGTCAAAGTTGATTTACGGTAAAGGGTTGAATGCTAAAGATGCAAACAGAAAGCCAAACGAATATGCACAAATGAAAATGCTATTCGGGAAAACTTGTTTACGATCCGTAATCTTAGATTTAAAGTTGATGGGCTCAGGTGCTTTCCAATGTGTTAAATCAAAAGGTTTAGTAACAAAGGTAGAGCATTTACCAATGAATCTATTAAGACCAGCTAAATGCAATGATAAAGGAGTTATAGAGGGTTACTGGTATTCTGATAATTGGGAAGATGTAAAGAAATTTGTACCTAGATTCATTCCATGTTTAGGAACATCTACAGAAGATATTGAAGTTTTAGTATTCGGTAACTATTCAGTAGGTAGAAAGTATTTTTCATCTGTTGATTATGAAGGTGCTTTAGACTATTGTGTATTAGAAGAGAGAATTGCTGAATACCTAATCAATGAAGTAGAAAACGGATTTAGTGGTACAAAGGTAGTTAACTTTAATAATGGTGTACCGACTGAAGAACAACAAAGGTTGCAATCTAGCAAAGTACTAAACAAGTTAACAGGTTCAAGAGGTCAAAAAGTAATCGTATCATTTAATAATAATGAAACTCAAAAGACTACTGTTGATGATGTACCGTTAAACGATGCACCAAGCCATTATGAATACTTAAGTTCTGAAGCTGAAGGAAAGATATTAGCAGGTCATAACGTTATCAGTTCAATGCTTGTAGGTATTTCTAAAGAAGGTCAAGGATTTTCTAATAATGGTGATGAGATTGAAACGGCATCTTTGTACTTTGCTAATGCTATTGTAAGTCATTTTCAAGAATTAGTTATAGATGCTTGTGATACTATTTTAGCAGTAAACGGTATTTATTTAGATTTATACTTTGAAAGAAAGAATATGCTTGAAGATAATGTGGCTGTAGATACTTCTGCTAGTCAAGTTATAAACGGTATTAATTCACTTTCACCATTAGTAGCTAACAAGGTACTTGAATCTATGACACCAAACGAGATTCGTGCATTAGTTGGATTAGCACCAGAGCAAGGAGGTAGCAGTTTAGATACTGCTGTTGCAATGTCGACACAAGATGAACTAGAAGGATATGAATTAGTAGATTCTCAAAGGGTAGATTACGATACGGAAGATGAATTAGACGCACAATTAGAGCTTTTAAACGCACCAAAAGAAGAAACTATACTATCTAGAATAGTAAACTTTTTAAAGACTTCTACGGGTGTGGCTAATACTACTAGAAATAGTGAACAAGATACAGTACTATTCAAAACAAGATACCGTTATTCAGGTGGTTTATCAGAAGATTCAAGAGAATTTTGCGTAAAGATGGTTAATGCTAATAAGTTATACAGAAAAGAAGATATTGTAGCTATGTCTGCACAAGTAGTTAACGAAGGTTGGGGACCTGAAGGTGCTGATACTTACGATGTATTTTTGTATAAAGGTGGAGGTGATTGCCACCATTTTTGGACTCGTGAAACTTATAGAAGAAAAGGAACTGATATAATGTCACCAAACAAAGTACAAGTTACACCAGCACAAGCAAGAAAAGAAGGTGAAATTTTACCAACTAATCCTACTAAGGTTTATCAAAAACCTACAGATATGCCTTACAACGGTTTTTTACCAACTAATAAAAGATTCAACTAATGGCACAAGCACTATTCGTCACTACTACTGACATTGCAAAATTCACTTCTTTGAATGGTAATTTAGACCCTGACAAGTTCACAGATAAAATGAAGGTTGCTCAAGATATTCACATACAAAATATTCTAGGTACAAAGCTATTTAATAAGATAAACGATGGAATAGTAGCAAATAACTTAGTTGCTCCTTATACAA